TAGTTACGAGCGACATTGCTCCGTGTATTCACTCGTTGGAATGAATACACAGTGCAGTGTTTATTCTGTTGTTTATGCTAAAAATAAAGGCCGACTATGCGTCCTGAAATTACTTAACCAATGATGCTGCATATTCGATAAGGTAAAGTTTTGGAGCAAGCCAAATTTTCAGCCAGTCGAAATAATTGAAGAAAACAACAATAGAAGTAATCGCTATTCCTGATGTGACAAGTAGTGATAAAAGAACAATATCTGCATCATCTCCTTTATTCCATGCAAAAATCATCAGATAAACACACGCTATAATCACCAATACACAGATAGCCTGAATTCCAGCTGATGATACGGCGTGCCACATCAAAAGCTGATGGATGACATCAGGAATCTGTGCCTGGCTAAATGAAACAGCCGCGTCTATTCCATTGCTGGCTTTTTGCAGTAGTTCTACGAGAATCTTGTTTGCTTGTTCTTCCATATATCACCTTGATTGTAATAAGCATGAAATTATTTACGGCTAAAAAATAAAGGCCACCATCAGGCAGCCTTGTTGTAAATGTTGCAGGTATCAAGTAAGTAATTAGATGGAGCGCCATAAATTATGAATTCATCGTTTGTCGGGTCCATCTCCATCTCTTGGCCTATTGCCATTCTTGCGTCAGTGTCATCAGCGGCGAAGCATAAAACAGCCCACGCACCCATTGTTTTAAAAAGAACTGCAATTGGCTGTGGTTTTACTGAATTTGCGTTAGCGCGAAAATCACAAATCGCACTTTCATGAAATTCCATATATCACCTCAAATAAGTGGTTTGCTGCCTAATTTAATTTTCTGGCGACCAACACAAGTCACCCCCATTTCACTGCGTGGCTTGCTGTACCATGTGCGCTGATTCTTGCGCTCAATACGCTGCAGGTTGCTTTCAATCTGTTCGTGGTATTCAGCCAGCACCGTAAGGTCTATCGGATTCAGTGCGCTTTCTACTCGTGATTTCGGTTTGCGATTCAGCGAGAGAATAGGGCGGTTAACTGGCTTTGCGCTTACCCCAACCAACAGGGGATTTGCTGCTTTCCATTGAGCCTGTTTCTCTGCGCGACGTTCGCGGCGGCGTGCTTGTGCATCCATCTGGATTCTCCTGTCAGTTAGCTTTGGTGATTGGATGGCCGGCGCTGAACCCCGGCTTACTGGTTAGAGCGCCCGCACTACCAGTGACGCTGTCTTGAGGCGCAGATTGGTTACTGCTTGCCATGAGCGCTGTTTATACATTGGTCGAGCATCAGCCTGCTCATTCATCCAATCCCAAAGCCTTCTGCTTTGAATGCTGCCCTTCTTCAGGGCTAAATTTTTAAGAGCCTCACCTTCATGGTGGTCAGTGCGTCCTGCTGATGGCTAGATAATCACAAATTGTGTTCGTGCTGTCAACACGAAATGTGATTGTTTTTATCACAACACGTGTTTTCATTGATTTTTAAGGTAATTTAATTTTCTTTGGGCAACAAAAAACCCGCCGAAGCGGGTTTGATGTTTTTAAGTGGCGGGTATATCAGGAGAATTTCATCATCATCTGCACTGCTACGCCGATTATCTTGCAGTTGCCGTCGATTGGGATCAACGGATAGGCAGGGTTAAGCCCTTTCAGGTATTTGTTACCGCCATCAATGATTAGCTTCTTGAACGTGGCTTCATTAGCATCTGTCAGCTTCGCAACTACCAGGCTTCCATTAACGGCTTCCTTTCCAGTGTCGAACAGAACCAGCATACCCTCAGGAACGCTAAGGCCGGTAGGAGCTGTCATTGAGTCGCCCTGAACCCTGAGCCAGAAGGCGTCACCGACAACGTGACAATCTGATTCATACCACTCATCCACTGCCTGAGGGTTGTACGGCTCTACGGCCTCACTCCATGCACCTGCGCTAACCCAGCTAATCAACGGAAACTTTTCCCCTGGCTTGTATTGTCCCTGATAGTTGTCGCCAAAAAGCAGTTCTGCCGGAGCGACGCCCAAAGCTTTAGCTATTACCTCTGCGTCATCAACACTAACGCTTCTGGTTCCTGATTCATAGTTGCCGATCCGAGATTGTGAAGCCCAGCCGCAAAGCTCCGCCAGAGCCTTCTGTGAAAGCCCTTTATCTTCCCGTAATCGCTTGATACGCGCGGCGATAGTTTCTGTTCTGTTCATGCGCATTTTATATCACATTCCGTGGTTTAAGGCTTTACACGATTTGTGTTGACTATCAATCACAATATGTGTTTAATAAAGACTGAGTGAACTAGCTCTTAAGGAAACCTATGAACAACATTGCCAACGAACGGAAAAAGCTTGGCATCACTCAATCTGCGTTAGCAGGCGCGTGTGGCTGGAACCAGTCCCGCTTAGCTAACTACGAGTCAGGTATCCGGACTCCAGATTTAGAGTCGTGCCGTCGCCTGGTAAAGGCGCTGAATAAATTGGGGAGCAAGACAACGCTAGATGGCTTGTTCCCGCCGGAACACAAAGCCGCTTAAGACATTCCCGCTCTTACACATCCCAGCCCTGAAAAAGGGCATCAAATTAAACCACACCTATGGTGTATGCATTTATTTGCATACATTCAATCAATTGTTATCTAAGGAAATACTTACATATGGTTCGTGCAAACAAACGCAACGAGGCTCTAAGAATCGAGAGTGCGTTGCTTAACAAAATCGCAATGCTTGGAACTGAGAAGACAGCGGAAGCTGTGGGAGTTGATAAGTCGCAGATCAGCAGGTGGAAGAGGGACTGGATTCCAAAGTTCTCAATGCTGCTTGCTGTTCTTGAATGGGGCGTCGTTGACGACGATATGGCTCGATTGGCACGACAAGTTGCTTCGATTCTCACCAATAAAAAACGCCCGGTGTGCAAGACCGAGCGTTCTGATCAAATACAAATGGAATTTTAACAACATCCAACGAGGTAATTATATGCGAAACAAAGGCTTTAATCCACCTGATACACACAAAGAAGCTAAGCGTTTGAGCTTCCTTCGTTCCATTGATGAAAGAACTCAAATCTCTTTTGTGAAAGTTGCCAGAACTGAGCTTCTGAAGGCTGAGGCGAGGGCGTTGATCCCGTCTCTACCAAAAGAGGAGGGATATACGTTCATTCCAAACGCATTTCTGGAAAAGCTGCTCAAAGAAGACATATCCGTAAGTCAGTTTAACGATGTTCTTAAGGTCTTTCGTCAAGGCAGGTAGTTATGAGCAATACAGCAAAAATCTACGATTTCAGCGCCGCACACGAGCGCAGGAGCAACAGGATGGAGAACCAGAAAACTGGTTACATTCCGTTGTACCGGAGCATTCTGAAACAGTCATGGGCGAAAGATGTTTATCTTCGCACCCTGTGGGAAAACCTTCTCCTGAATGCCGCCAGAAAGCCATACAAAGCGAATTTCAAAGGTCATGAATGGCATCTGCAACCCGGTCAACTGGTTGTGACAGCAGCTGATTTAGGTCTTCAGTTATGCGACAGGCATGGCAAGCCGGCAAGCCGTGATCAGGTTGAGCGGATGCTTCAGGTTTTTGTGAAAGAGGGGATGATCACCATTGATGGAGAGAAGCAAAAAGGTCGTGTGATCACCATCACAAATTACCATGAATATGCTCAAAAAATGGACAATTCACCCGCACATGAAGCCGCACAAACAACCGCACATGATGCCGCACATGATGAAGCCAGTAATGGCGCGGCTTTCAGCGTACATTCCGCACATGAAAGCGCACATGAAGCCGCACAAACAACCGCACATCATGAACAAGAAGGTATTAACAAGAATATAAATAATACCCCCCTACCCCCCAATGGGGGAGGCGATGGGCAGGTTAAACATGAACGTCGCAAGGCAGAACGAATCGACTACGAATCCTTCCTGAACGCCTACAACACCGAAGTCGGTGACAGACTGCCACACGCTGTTGCGGTCAACGAGAAACGCAAACGCCGCCTGAAGAAAATCATCCCGCAACTGAAAACGCCAAACGTGGACGGTTTCAGGGCGTATGTCAGGGCGTTTGTACATCAGGCCAAGCCGTTTTACTTCGGAGACAACGACACTGGCTGGACGGCAGATTTTGATTACCTGCTGAGGGAAGATTCGTTAACGGGAGTACGGGAAGGGAAGTTTGCAGACAGGGGGATAGCATGAGACAGGATATCGAAGCGAGCGTTATCGGTGGCCTGCTGATTGGTGGATTAACACCAACTGCCAGTGACGTTCTGGCAACGCTGGAGCCGGAAGCGTTTTCAATTCCGCTCTACCGGAAAGCCTTCGAGGTTATCCGCAAGCAGGCGAGAAACAGAAACCTAATCGACGCGCTGATGGTTGCCGAGGCGTGCGGAGAGGAGCATTTCACGTCAATCCTGATGACCAGTAAGAACTGCCCGAGTGCCGCAAACCTGAAGGGATATGCCGGAATGGTCGCGGATAACTATCACCGCCGTCTGGTGCTGGAAATCATGGATGAAATGCGTGAACCAATTCAGAGCGGAACCATCGACGCATCGAGTCAGGCGATGGATGAACTTGTAAAACGTCTCTCAGCCATCAGAAAGCCCCGTGACGAGGTTAAACCTGTACGGTTAGGGGAAATCATTACTGACTACACTGACACGCTTGACAGGCGTCTGAGGAACGGAGAAGAGTCCGATACCCTGAAGACCGGAATCGAAGAACTTGATGCCATCACCGGAGGGATGAACGCGGAAGACCTGGTGATAATCGCTGCTCGTCCTGGTATGGGGAAAACCGAACTGGCGCTGAAGATTGCCGAAGGCGTTGCAAGCCGCGTTATTCCTGGTTCTGACGTCCGGCGCGGGGTATTGATTTTCTCAATGGAAATGAGCGCATTGCAGATTGCAGAGCGAAGTATTGCCAACGCCGGGAGGATGTCGGTTAGCGTGCTGCGAAATCCTGCATCGATGGATGACGAAGGCTGGGCGCGCGTTGCTAACGGCATGAGTCAGCTTGCAGATTTGGATGTATGGGTAGTCGATGCCTCGCGGTTATCGGTCGAAGAAATACGCTCAATCGCAGAACGGCACAAACAGGAAAATCCAAACCTGTCACTCATCATGGCGGATTATCTTGGCCTGATTGAGAAGCCGAAAGCAGACCGCAACGACCTCGCAATTGCTCACATCTCCGGAAGCCTGAAGGCGATGGCGAAAGACCTGAAAACGCCCGTTATCTCCCTGAGTCAGCTTTCGCGCGATGTTGAGAAGCGACCAAACAAACGCCCGACAAACGCAGATTTGCGTGATTCAGGAAGCATTGAACAGGACGCAGACTCAATCATCATGCTCTATCGGGAAGCGGTATATGACGAGAACAGTAGCGCCGCGCCATTTGCTGAAATCATCGTGACGAAAAACCGTTTTGGCTCACTTGGTACGGTTTACCAGCGGTTCTGCAACGGACACTTTGTTGCATGTGACCAGGATGAAGCCAGACATATTTGCACAACATCAAATGCACCTGCTGCGCGTGGCAGACGATATGCACAAGGGGCTGACGTATGACCATCTACATCACTGAGCTTGTAACAGGCCTGCTGGTAATCGCAGGCTTTTTTATTTGGGGGAGAGGGAAGTCATGAAAAAACTAACCTTTGAAATTCGATCTCCAGCACATCAGCAAAACGCTATTCACGCAGTACAGCAAATCCTTCCAGACCCAACCAAACCAATCGTAGTAACCATTCAGGAACGCAACCGTAGCTTAGACCAAAACAGGAAGCTATGGGCCTGCTTAGGTGACGTCTCTCGTCAGGTTGAATGGCATGGTCGCTGGCTGGATGCAGAAAGCTGGAAGTGTGTGTTTACCGCAGCATTAAAGCAGCAGGATGTTGTTCCTAACCTTGCCGGGAATGGCTTTGTGGTAATAGGCCAGTCAACCAGCAGGATGCGTGTAAGCGAATTTGCGGAGCTATTAGAGCTTATACAGGCATTCGGTACAGAGCGTGGCGTTAAGTGGTCAGACGAAGCGAGACTGGCTCTGGAGTGGAAAGCGCGATGGGGAGACAGGGCAGCATGATGCGATGTTATCGGTGCGGTGAATGCAAAGAAGATAACCGCTTCCGACCAAATCAACCTTACTGGAATCGATGGTGTCTCCGGTGTGAAAGAACACCAACAGGGGTGTTACCACTACCGCAGGAAAAGGAGGACGTGTGGCGAGACAGCGACGAAGTATCACCGACATAATCTGTGAAAACTGCAAATACCTTCCAACGAAACGCACCAGAAATAAACGCAAGCCAATCCCAAAAGAATCTGACGTAAAAACCTTCAACTACACTGCTCACCTGTGGGATATCCGGTGGCTAAGACATCGTGCGAGGAAATGACAATGGATTATTCACAGTTAAGTGATTTTGAAATTAACAAGCGAGTATTTAAAGCGATAGTAGGGGCAAAACCATTAGGTTATCCGCACAACGCAGATGGACGGTCTGTCGGCAATGAATCAAATGGTAATTATCGATGGTACGACTACTGCAATAACCCAGCAGACGCATGGCCTGTAATCGCAAAACATCAGATCAGCATATGTGCATACGAAAGAAATAATCCTGGAATGAAGAATGAATATTGGTGGGAGGCGGATAGATTTTGTGAATTTATTACCATAGACAATAACCCACTCCTCGCTGCCATGATTGTCTTTCTCATGATGCAGGACGCCAATAATGCTTAGCCCATCCCAATCCCTTCAATACCAGAAAGAAAGCGTCGAGCGGGCTTTAACGTGCGCTAACTGCGGTAAGAAGCTGCATGTGCTGGAAGTTCACGTGTGTGAGCACTGCTGCGCAGAACTGATGAGCGATCCGAATAGCTCAATGTACGAGGAAGAAGACGATGGCTAAACCAGCGCGAAGACGATGTAAAAACGATGAATGTCGGGAATGGTTTCACCCTGCATTCGCTAATCAGTGGTGGTGCTCTCCAGAGTGTGGAACCAAGATAGCACTCGAACGACGAAGTAAAGAACGCGAAAAAGCGGAAAAAGCAGCAGAGAAGAAACGACGACGAGATGAACAGAAACAGAAAGATAAACTTAAGATTCGAAAACTCGCCTTAAAGCCCCGCAGTTACTGGATTAAACAAGCCCAACAAGCCGTAAACGCCTTCATCAGAGAAAGAGACCGCGACTTACCATGTATCTCGTGCGGAACGCTCACGTCTGCTCAGTGGGATGCCGGACATTACCGGACAACTGCTGCGGCACCTCAACTCCGATTTGATGAACGCAATATTCACAAGCAATGCGTGGTGTGCAACCAGCACAAAAGCGGAAATCTCGTTCCGTATCGCGTCGAACTGATTAATCGCATTGGGCAGGAAGCAGTAGACGAAATCGAATCAAACCATAACCGCCATCGCTGGACTGTCGAAGAGTGCAGGGCCATCAAGGCGGAGTATCAGCAGAAACTCAAAGACCTGCGAAACAGCAGAAGTGAGGCCGCATGACGTTCTCAGTAAAAACCATTCCAGACATGCTCGTTGAAGCATACGGAAACCAGACAGAAGTAGCACGCAGACTGAAATGTAGTCGCGGTACGGTCAGAAAATACGTTGATGATAAAGACGGGAAAATGCACGCCATCGTCAACGACGTTCTTATGGTTCATCGCGGATGGAGTGAAAGAGATGCGCTATTACGAAAAAATTGATGGCAGCAAATACCGAAATATTTGGGTAGTTGGCGATCTGCACGGATGCTACACGAACCTGATGAAAAAACTGGAGACGATAGGATTCGACACCAAAAAAGACCTGCTTATCTCGGTTGGCGATTTGGTCGATCGCGGTGCAGAGAACGTCGAATGCCTGGAATTAATCACATTCCCTTGGTTCAGAGCTGTACGTGGAAACCATGAGCAAATGATGATTGATGGCTTATCAGAGCGTGGAAACGTTAATCACTGGCTGCTTAATGGCGGTGGCTGGTTCTTTAATCTCGATTACGACAAAGAAATTCTGGCTAAAGCTCTTGCCCATAAAGCAGAAGAACTTCCGTTAATCATCGAACTGGTGAGCAAAGGTAAAAAATATGTCATCTGCCACGCCGATTATCCTTGTGACGAATACGAATTTGGAAAGCCAGTTGATCATCAGCAGGTAATCTGGAACCGCGAACGAATCAGCAACTCACAAGACGGGATCGTGAAAGAAATCAAAGGCGCGGACACGTTCATCTTTGGTCATACGCCAGCAGTGAAACCACTCAAATTTGCCAACCAGATGTATATCGATACCGGCGCAGTGTTCTGCGGAAACCTCACATTGATTCAGGTACAGGGAGAAGGCGCATGAGACTCGAAAGCGTAGCTAAATTTCATTCGCCAAAAAGCCCGATGATGAGCGACTCACCACGGGCTACGGCTTCTGACTCTCTTTCCGGTACTGATGTGATGGCTGCTATGGGGATGGCGCAATCACAAGCCGGATTCGGAATGGCTGTATTCTGTGGTAAGCACGAACTCAGCCAGAACGACAAACAAAAGGCTATCAACTATCTGATGCAATTTGCACACAAGGTATCGGGGAAATACCGTGGTGTGGCAAAGCTTGAAGGAAATACTAAGGCAAAGGTACTGCAAGTGCTCGCAACATTCGCTTATGCGGATTATTGCCGTAGTGCCGCGACGCCGGGCGCAAGATGCAGAGATTGTCACGGTACAGGCCGTGCGGTTGATATAGCAAAAACAGAGCAGTGGGGGAGAGCTGTTGAGAAAGAGTGCGGAAGATGCAAAGGCGTCGGCTATTCAAGAATGCCTGCAAGCGCCGCATATCGCGCTGTAACGATGCTAATCCCCAACCTTACTCAACCCACCTGGTCACGCACTGTTAAGCCGCTGTATGACGCTCTGGTGGTGCAATGCCACAAAGAAGAGTCAATCGCAGACAACATTTTGAATGCGGTCACACGTTAGCAGCATGATTGCCACGGATGGCAACATATTAACGGCATGATATTGACTTATTGAATAAAATTGGGTAAATTTGACCCAACGATGGGTTAATTCGCTCGTTGTGGTAGTGAGATGAAAAGAGGCGGCGCTTACTACCGATTCCGCCTAGTTGGCCACTTCGACGTATCGTCTGGAACTCCAACCATCGCAGGCAGAGTGGTCTGCAAAATGCAATCCCGAAACAGTTCGCAGGTAATAGTTAGAGCCTGCATAACGGTTTCGGGATTTTTTATATCTGCACAACAGGTAAGAGCATTTGTAGAGTTCGACTCTCTACCGTGGGCTTTTTCCCGCGATGCGAGCCATAAATGCTCTTTCCGTTGTGCTGAATTAAGCGAATGCCGGAAGCAGAACCGGATTACCAAATGCGTACAGGCGTCATCGCCGCCCAGCAACAGCACAACCCAAACTGAGCCGTAGCCACTGGCTATCCTGAATTCATCAGTGATAGTTATGCTGCGGCTTTCTACACATGACCTTCGTGAAAGCGGTGGCAGGAGGTTGCGCTAACAACCTCATGCCGTTTTGCCCGTGCATATCGGTCACGAACAAATCTGATTACTAAACACAGTAGCCTGGATTTGTTCTATCAGTAATCGACCTTATTCCTAATTAAATAGAGCAAATCCCCTTATTGGGGGTAAGACATGAAGATGCCAGAAAAAAATGACCTGTTAGCCGCCATTCTCGCGGCAAAGGAACAAGGCATCGGGGCAATCCTTGCGTTTGCAATGGCGTACCTTCGCGGCAGATATAATGGCGGTGCGTTTACAAAAACAGTAATCGACGCAACGATGTGCGCCATTATCGCCTGGTTCATTCGTGACCTTCTCGACTTCGCCGGACTAAGTAGCAATCTCGCTTATATAACGAGCGTGTTCATCGGCTACATCGGTACTGACTCGATTGGTTCGCTTATCAAACGCTTCGCTGCTAAAAAAGCCGGAGTAGAAGATGGTGGAAATCAATAATCAACGTAAGGCGTTCCTCGATATGCTGGCGTGGTCAGAGGGAACTGATAACGGACGGCAGAAAACCAGAAATCATGGTTATGACGTCATTGTTGGCGGAGAGCTATTTACTGATTACTCCGATCACCCTCGCAAACTTGTCACGCTAAACCCCAAACTCAAATCAACAGCCGCCGGACGTTACCAGCTTCTTTCCCGTTGGTGGGATGCCTATCGTAAGCAGCTTGGCCTGAAAGACTTCTCTCCCAAAAGCCAGGACGCTGTTGCGCTGCAGCAGATTAAGGAACGTGGCGCTTTGCCGATGATTGATCGCGGTGATATCCGTCAGGCAATCGACCGTTGCAGCAATATTTGGGCTTCATTGCCCGGTGCTGGCTACGGTCAGTATGAACACAAGATCGATAGTCTGATTGCCAAATTCAAAGAAGCTGGCGGGGTGGTTAATGAAACTTCGCTATAAGCTGGTTATTTCTGCTTTCCTCCTGACTTTATTCGGTTATCTCGTCTGGTCAGCTAATCATTACCACAATAAAGCCATTGAATACAAAAAACAGCGCGACGAAAACGCTATGGCATTAGATTCGGCTATGGCGACGATCTCTGATATGCAGAAGCGTCAACGTGACGTAGCAGAACTCGATGCCAGATATACAAAGGAGCTTGCTGATGCTAACGCGACTATCGAAAGTCTCCGTGCTGATGTTTCTGCTGGGCGTAAGCGCCTGCAAGTCGCCGCCACCTGTGCAAAGTCAACGACCGGAGCCAGCGGCATGGGCGATGGAGAAAGCCCAGGACTTACAGCAGATGCTGAACTCAATTATTACCGTCTCCGAAGTGGAATCGACAAGATAACCGCACAGGTCAACTACCTGCAGGAATACATCAGGGCGCAATGCCTGAAATAATTTTTTTGCAAATCACAAAGTCCATTTAATGAGCCTCGCGATGCGGGGCTTTTTTATGTCCGCAGTAAACGCGCTTCACACGCGCGACTTATGAACACAGAACCTTTCAGGATGACCCTTGAGGATGCCGGTTTGGTAATCGGTGCCTTTCTGTGGGCCGGAATCCTGTGTGACAAGGTTCATCACTAAAAGGTAATTACCGATGAATTATCCAACTATCGTTGACGGCATTGATTTCAAAGAACTGGTTTTTATTACCAACAATGACCCTGTCACCGATTCATTTATGGTGGCGAAAGCATTTCGTAAGCGACATGACAACGTTGTGCGTGATGTAGAAAGAACTATCGCTGCTTGTCCTGAAGAGTTTGATACAAAACTCAATTTTGAGGTTTGCTATAAAAACAATGAGTTACAGAATGGTAAGCCACAAAAATTCTATCGGCTACGTAAGGATGGGTTGATGCTTTTGGTTATGTCCTACACCAAAAAAGAAGCAATGCGTATCAAAATTGCTTACATCAACGCATTCAACTGGATGTACGCCATGCTTCAGGTTGGTCATCGTCAATTTGAAGAAGAGAGAAATGCCGTAATGCTGGAGTACATGAAAGAGAAGGATGTTGCCAGCATGTCAGGCCGTCTGCTTAATCGCTGGGGAAAAATTAAGAAGCCTCAGCTACTGGCGAGAATTGAACGCCTTGAACAGCACGGGCAAACCGTAATCCCCGGACTCACCAATTAACGGCAGTACAGCGAAACAACCCAAGCCAGTAAGTGGGGAAATAACACTGGCAGCCACTGAAAGATGAACCTCCAGCCTTATGGCAAAAAAGATTCTTTGTGGTGACGGACTGATGGAAAGACATCGGTTATTGCAGAGACCACTCAATGAGTGGTCTCGACAATGGCTTATACCCTACACGGGATAACTTAACTGATATCCCTTTTAACGGATAAACGGAGCCAACAATGGCAGAGATTATTCCCATGACTGAAGAACAGAAATTCCAGTTAGAGATTTACAAACTGGTCATGAACCAGAACGCAGCCGCAGAAGAAGCATTTCAATTCATTGGCACTGACGAACTGAAGCTTGAGCTATTCAAAATTCACTTCCAGTCAGGTGGCGCTAATTCAGATATCACGACCCGAACTATCGAAGCGGTGCGTAAATCGAAGGAAGCGTTAGACCTGTTCACTACCGGAGCATAAACATGGCGCGCCCAACAAAGTATCAAGAGGCGTATGCCGAACAGGCGCGCAAACTGTGCTTGCTGGGCTACACCGATGCAGAGCTTGCTGATTTCTTCGAAGTCAGTGAGTCAACTATTAACAAGTGGAAGCTTGATTATCCTGAGTTTTCGGAGTCCATAAAAAAGGGTAAGGCCGTTGCTGATGCAGAAGTTAGTGATCGTCTTTATCAACGCGCTATGGGCTTCGTGGCTCCAGACATCGATATTCGTGTTATTGAAAACAGAATTGTCGAAACTCCGCTTGAGAAGTATTACCCGCCTGATACAACCGCCGCCATCTTCTGGCTTAAGAACCGACAGAAGGATAAATGGCGCGACAAGGTTGATCACGAACTAACAGGCAAAGACGGCGGCGCAATTCAGATTGAAACATCACCGATGAGCACTCTATTCGGAAAATGACCTCGATTAATCCTATCTTTGAACCGTTCATTGAGGCGCATCGCTACAAAGTCGCCAAAGGCGGTCGAGGTAGCGGCAAATCATGGGCAATTGCGAGGCTGCTTGTTGAAGCGGCGCGTCGGCAGCCTGTGCGTATTCTCTGCGCTCGTGAACTGCAAAACAGTATCAGCGATTCGGTAATCCGGTTGCTTGAAGACACCATTGAGCGGGAAGGGTATTCGGCTGAGTTTGAAATTCAGCGTTCCATGATTCGTCATCTCGGAACGAATGCTGAATTCATGTTCTACGGCATAAAAAACAACCCGACGAAGATTAAATCGCTCGAAGGCATTGATATCTGCTGGGTGGAAGAAGCGGAAGCGGTAACGAAGGAATCATGGGACATCCTGATACCAACCATCCGCAAGCCGTTTTCCGAAATATGGGTGAGCTTTAACCCGAAGAACATACTCGACGATACCTATCAGCGATTCGTCGTAAATCCTCCCGATGATATTTGTCTGCTGACAGTGAACTACACCGACAACCCGCATTTTCCTGAAGTTCTCCGTCTGGAGATGGAAGAGTGTAAACGCAGAAATCCGACACTGTATCGTCACATCTGGCTTGGTGAGCCAGTGAGCGCAAGTGATATGGCAATCATCAAACGTGAATGGCTTGAAGCCGCAACCGATGCGCACAAGAAACTCGGATGGAAAGCGAAAGGCGCTGTTGTTTCTGCACATGACCCGTCAGATACAGGGCCGGATGCTAAAGGTTATGCATCGCGTCACGGTTCGGTAGTTAAGCGCATTGCCGAAGGTCTGCTGATGGACATCAACGAGGGGGCTGACTGGGCTACTTCGCTGGCGATTGAAGACGGTGCTGACCACTACTTGTGGGATGGTGATGGTGTCGGTGCAGGGCTACGCAGACAGACAACGGAAGCGTTCTCCGGTAAGAAAATCACCGCCACGATGTTCAAGGGCAGCGAATCGCCATTTGATGAAGATGCACCATATCAGGCTGGAGCATGGGCTGATGAAGTCGTGCAGGGCGACAACGTTCGCACTATTGGCGATGTATTCCGCAATAAGCGAGCGCAATTCTATTACGCGCTGGCTGACAGGCTGTATCTGACATATCGGGCGGTTGTTCACGGTGAGTATGCAGACCCAGACGACATGCTGAGTTTCGACAAAGAAGCGATAGGCGAGAAGATGCTGGAGAAGCTGTTTGCAGAACTGACGCAGATTCAGCGCAAATTCAATAATAACGGGAAGCTGGAGCTTATGACTAAGGTCGAAATGAAGCAGAAGCTCGGTATTCCATCTCCTAACCTGGCTGATGCGCTGATGATGTGTATGCATTGCCCGGAGTCGGCTGCGCAACCCGACTATTCCAGTTACTCAATTCCTTGTGGTGTAGGTTGATATGGCAGAAAAAAAGATGACTGACTGGCATCGCAAGGTGCTGTGCAACTTTGATAATGCCTGGTCAGCAACGCAGGATATGCGTGAGCAGATTATTGAGGCTCAACGTTTCGTCCGGGTATCCGGCGCACAGTGGGAAGGCAGCACAAACGCTGGTTACTCATTTGATGAAGGCAGGTTTGAGCATTACCCGCGCTTTGAACTGAATAAGATTGCCCGTGAATGTGATCGCATCATTGGCGAGTATCGACAGAATCGCATCAGCGTTAAATTCAGGCCGAAGGATGACAAGGCATCGGAAGCGTTAGCCGAAAAGATGAACGGCAAATTCCGCGCTGACTATCAGGAAACATCCGGTGGTGAAGCGTGTGATAACGCATTTGATGATGCTGTAACGGGCGGATTCGGTTGTTTCCGCATGTGTGCCGATTACGAAGATGAAATGGATCCGAGTAATGAGCAGCGCCGTATAAGCCTTCTCCCGGTTTACGACCCAGCGACATGCGTTTTCTTCGATCAGGACAGCAAGCAATATGACCGCTCTGATGCTATGTGGGCTATGGAAATGTTCTCCATGACGCCTAAAGCGTTCGAGGCTGAATACCCTGATTCCACCGCGGCAAGCCTTTCTCGTGATGACACTGGCACTCAATATGACTGGTCAACGCCAGATGCCATCTATGTTGGACGCTACTACGAAGTTCGCATAGAGAAGGTGAAGCTCACGGCGTGGCGCAACCCTGTTAGCGGAGAAACGGCAATCTATGATGAAGAGCAAATCAAAGATATTGTCGACGAGCTGACCGATGGTGCATTCGAACTGATTGGCGAGCGAACGGTGAAGAAACGCCGCGTTTATTGCGGCCTTCTGTCTGGCGCTGAATGGCTGGAAGAACCGAAGCGTATTCCTGGCGAACATATTCCACTCATCCCGGTATATGGGCGTCGCTCATTTGTTGATAATCAGGAGCGAATCGAAGGTCACGCAGCAAAAGCGATGGATGCACAGCGTCTTGAGAACCTGATGGTTTCCATGATTGCAGATAACGCTACTCAGGCTGGCGGTGATGGCATTCCTGTAGTTGATGTTGACATGATTCCTGGTCCTCTCGCCACTCATTGGGCGGAGCGCAACAAAAAGCGCCCGGCGTTCCTGCCGATGGTCAGTCTGAAAAACAAAAACGGAGATATTACTGCGCAGGCTCAGGTCAGCAGTTATACGCCTCCGACACAAATGCCTCCAGCTCTTGCCGGGCTATTGCAGTACACCGGAACGGCTATTCAGCAAATTACAGGTGCGTCGCAGCTTGAGAACATGCCGAGCAACGTCGCTACCGATACCGTTGATAGCATCTTTAACCGGATGGACACGCAGTCCTATATCTACATGGACAACATGGCTAAATCCATGCGCCGTGCTGGCGTCGTGTGGCTTTCTATGGCTCGTGAAGTCTATGGCAGCGATACGCCAATGCGCATCGTTAATGAGGATGGCAGCGATGACGTGGCGCTGATGACTGGTGAAGTGGTTGACCGTCAGACAGGGCAGGTTATCGCGCTTAACGACCTTTCGCAGGGTAACTATGAAGTGACTGTCGATGTCGGTCAGTCGTTCGCTACTCGCCGTGATGCAACGGTTAAGTCGTTACTTTCCATGCTGGCACTTATCCCACCAGGAACGCCGAAGCACGACCTTGTATCGTCGATGATTCTCGACAATATGGACGGCGAAGGGATGGACGACCTGAAAGAATACAACCGCAATCAGTTGCTTCTGTCTGGCGTTATCAAGCCGAGAACGCCTGAAGAACAGCAAATGGTTGAGCAGGCGAAACAACAACAGGCCAGTCAGCCAGATCCGGCTATGGTTGCAGCGCAAGGTCAGCTTCTTGCTGGTCAGGCTGAATTGCAGAAAGCGCAGAACGAGCAGGCAGCCATTCAGGTTAAAGCATTCCAGGCACAGACTGATGCTCAGGTTGCAGCGGCAAATGTTGTGAAAATACTCGCATCTGCCGATAGCCAGCAGAAATCTGATATCCGCGAGGCTCTGAAACTGCTCGGACAGTTCCAGCAACAGCAAGGAGACAATGCCCGTGCTGATGCAGAGCTTGTCCTGAAAAGTCAGGCACAGGGCCATGCGCAGCGCATGGACATCAGCAGCATCCTGCAAAAATCAACCCGGCAACAACCACAGCAGTAATTAACCCATAACGTGCAATGGCTGTCTTTATGAGGCCTGGCACCCTATTGCCTTCCGATGGGCTGAACATCGAGTAAACAGGGGTAACAAATGGACCAGATGGCAGAAAACACACCAGAAGTTGAAATCGAAACCGACGCGTCAGAGCAGATTCCTGATGATGTCGAACTGGCTGAAGAAGTCGAAACAGAAGATGGCAGTGAGTCCTCCGGCAATGATGCAGAGGAAGCTACTGAAACTGATGACGACGAATCGGAACAGGAATTCTACTTTGGTGACGAAAAGCTGGATTCGCCAACCAGCGAAGATGGCGCAGAGCATGGACTGGTAAAACACCTGCGCAAGACGATTAAAGAGAAAGACCGTGAGCTGAAAGAGCTGATGCGTCAGTCTCAGAAACCCGTCGAGCAGCAGCCGGTAATTACTCAACCACCGCGAATGCCAAAACTGGATGATGAGGACATCGGTTTCGATGAAGAAATCTACCAGCAACGCATGGCTAAGTGGGCAGAGGATAACGGCAAGTACCAGCAACAGGAGATGGCTCGCAAGCAGAAGGAGCAGGAGCTTCAGGCTGCTTATCAAGAGCGATTATCCCAATATCAGCAACGTGTTAAGGCTCTCAAGGTTCCTGGCTATCAGGAAGCAGAACAGGCCGTACTCGAGGAAATCCCCATCGAGACACAAAACGCGATCCTGTTTGAGTCAGAGAAGCCGGAAATCGTTGTTCTGGCACTCGGTCGCAACGCTGAACTGCGCAAGCAACTGGCAGAAGCTACCAACCCCGTAGCAATTGGTCGTCTGCTGGAACGTATCGAATCGAAGGCCAGAATCATGCCAAAAGCAAAAACCACGGCAGCCACAACCCCGACAGTTAAGGGGAGCAACGGCGCAGTAATCAATAACCTCGACAAACTGAAAGCCAAGGCGCTGGAAACTGGTGACTGGACGCCGTATTTCGCCGCTAAAAAGGCAAAAAAATAACCTATCGGAGCATTAAGCATGGCTAACCAATTAGCAAAAGACCTTGAAATCATGTTCGAAAACTACGTTGAAGGCTTTGAGGCCGCCTGCGTAGTTTCCCGTAACGCTAAAAAATTCCGTCCCGGTGATACAGCAATGCAGCGAGCAGGTGATGTTCTGTATCGTCCGCAGCATTACCACATGAACATTGAGGAAGGCCTCGACCTCAGCAGCAAAACGCCAACAGCACTGGTTCAGCGCCTTGTTCCTTCAGTGTTCAAGGAGCCGAAAAACATTCTGTACACTCTGGATGCGCGTGAAATGCGTGACCCGGAACATAAAACTGAAGCTGGTCGAGCCGCAGGTATGCGCCTTGCTGCACAGATTGACTCTGACCTGATTTCCATGGTTACGCAGCGTGCTACTAACGTGATCACAATGGCTGACTCAACCACTGGTTCACAGGGCCGTGATTTGTGGAACTGTGCGGCAGGTATTGATGCCACCATGACGGCGATTGGTGTACCTCAGGGTATCAACCGTCGCTCTTTCTGGAACCCCTTCAACTACAAAGACCTTGCTGGCGAGCTTGGTCACCGTGCCTATGCTCAGGGCGCAACCCTGACAGCATACGAAAAAGCGCAGATCCCTCCGGTTGCTTCCTTCGATAGCTACAAGACCGATATTTCTGGTCGTGTTCCGAAGGGTACAGCAACTTCCATTACGCTGGCAGCAGCACCTGCGCACAAGGTTGAAGCGAAAGATGCTAACGATATGCCAGTGGATAACCGACAGGGGACCATTACGGTATCTGCTGAAGGTTTGCAGGTTGGCGATGCGTTTACCATTGCAGGGGTGAATTCTGTACACCAGATCACCAAAGATACCACCGGGCAGCCGCAGGTATTCCGCGTTCTGGCAGTAAGCGGAACGACAGTAACTATCTCCCCGAAAATTCTGCCGCCTGACAACGCGGATGTCGCCAGCCGACCATATGCAAACGTTGATGCTAACGCGGCAAATAGCGCAGCAATCACCATTCTCAACAAGAATGCCGCACTGGCTAACCTGTTCTGGGCTGATGGTTCTGTTGAACTGATGTACGGTAAACTGGCGTTCCCGACTGGTCAGGGGCCACAGGTAATGACAGCAACCACCGAGCAGGGCGCTACGCTGATCATGTCTTACGCCTTCGACCACATCAAAGGCGTAACCACTGCGCGTTTCACCACTCTGTACGGTTGCTCTGTACTTGTTCCTGAATATACGGGCATCGTTATTGCCGGGCAGTAATTTTGGTGGGGCTTCGGCCCCATTTTTATTGGGAGAAGACAATGGCACGAACAATGCTCTATAAGCCTGGCAACATGATCACCTGTGGTCAGTTTGCTGTCGATTACATCATTGTTGATGGCGAAGAAGTTAAATCTCACCTGAAAAAAGGTTGGGTAAAAACTCCTGAAGAAACCGCAACGAAGCAAAAAGTGGCTAAGGCGGAAGAAGATGGCGAAAACGAAGGGTGATCTCGTTCTAAAGGCTTTACGAAAAGCCGGACTGTATTCCAATGCCACGTTGACAGATGCTGACCCTCAGGCAATTGAAGATGCCATTAATGACCTCGAAGACATGATGGCAGCATGGCAGGCTAAAGGTATCGAGCTTGGGTATCAGTTTGCTGATACAGAAAACGGCATCATGCCGTTACCTGACGATGATTCAGGTATCCCTGCATGGGCAAATGATGGCGTCGCTTTGAAACTCGCTGTGCAAGTGTGCATGGATAACGTCATTCAGCCGTCAGACGCTCTCCTTACCGCTGCTGACAGTGCATATCAAACAATCTGTATCGCTTTAACCAAAATACCACCACTTGAGCGGCGAAATGACATGCCTCGCGGTAGTGGTAACAAAAGCGCGTTTACGTGGAATCGGTTTTACATCGAGAAAGATGATCCGAGTACGTGAGGTGAATAAATGCCGATTCAGCAACTTCCGCTTATGAAAGGTGTCGGCAAAGACTTCCGAAACGCTGACTATATCGACTATCTGCCAGTGAATATGCTGGCTACACCCAAAGAAATCCTGAACAGCAGCGGATATCTTCGCTCATTCCCTGGCATTGCCAAACGCTCTGATGTGAACGGTGTATCTCGCGGCGTCGAGTACAACATGGCGCAGAATGCTGTTTATCGTGTGTGTGGTGGCAAGCTGTACAAAGGAGAAAGTGAAGTCGGTGACGTCGCCGGAAGTGGTCGCGTATCAATGGCGCATGGTCGTACATCTCAGGCGATAGGTGTTAATGGTCAACTGGTCGAGTATCGCTATGATGGCACGATTAAAACCGTCTCAAACTGGCCTACAGATAGCGGATTCACTCAGTATGAGCTAGGTTCGGTTCGTGACATTACGCGCTTACGTGGGCGTTATGCGTGGTCAAAAGACGGCACCGATTCATGGTTTATCACTGACCTTGAAGACGAATCGCATCCTGACCGCTACAGTGCACAATATCGTGCCGAGTCTCAGCCGGACGGCATCATCGGCATAGGTACATGGCGAGATTTCATCGTCTGTTTTGGTTCATCGACGATTGAATATTTCTCCCTGACTGGTGCAACCACAGTTGGTGCTGCTTTGTATGTCGCCCAGCCATCGCTGATGGTGCAGAAAGGCATTGCCGGGACTTACTGCAAAACGCCATTCTCTGATTCATATGCGTTCATCAGCAATCCGGCAACAGGTGCGCCGTCTGTGTACATCATCGGCTCCGGTCAGGTGTCACCAATCGCCAGTGCGAGCATTGAGAAAATCCTCCGCTCCTACACTGCTGATGAACTGGCTGATGGCGTGATGGAATCGTTGCGGTTTGATGCTCATGAGTTGCTGATTATCCATCTTCCGCGTCACGTCCTCGTGTACGACGCATCTTCAAGCGCCAATGGTCCACAATGGTGTGTGCTGAAAACAGGCTTATATGACGATGTGTACCGCGCTATCGACTTCATTTACGAAGGCAATCAGATAACGTGTGGCGATAAGCTGGAATCGGTTATCGGCAAATTGCAGTTCGATATCAGCAGCCAGTACGACAAGCAACAGGAACACCTGTTGTTTACTCCGTTGTTCAAAGCGGATAACGCAAGAGTGTTCGACCTTGAGGTTGAATCTTCAACTGGCGTTGCGCAGTACGCTGACCGCCTGTTCCTCTCTGCAACCACTGACGGAATCAATTACGGGCGTGAGCAGATGATTGAGCAGAATGAACCGTTCGTTTATGACAAACGTGTTTTGTGGAAGCGAGTCGGGCGCATCAGGAAAAATGTCGGCTTCAAATTGCGCGTTATCACGAAGTCACCTGTCACTATGTCAGGCTGCCAGATAAGGATTGAGTAATGGCTGATTCGAATCTCAATGTGCCGGTAATCATTCAGGCTACACGACTCGACACATCAGTCCTTCCGCGTAATATCTTCTCGCAGTCATATCTGCTGTACGTTATTGCACAGGGTACTGATGTTGGTAATGTGGCTAACAAGGCCAACGAGGCCGGACAGGGCGCTTATGATGCGCAAGTCAGGAACGATGAGCAGGATGTGATTCTCGCTGACCATGAGCAGCGAATTTCTGCTGCGGAAGCAACGCTTGTTAATCATGAGGAGCGAATCAGCCAGGCAGAATCAACTCTTCAGGAACATGAAACACGAATAGTTCAGAATGAAAGCGATATTGCGTCGCTTGATACCAGAGTTCAGTCGCTGGAATTGCAGGTTTCAGGCCATGAAACGCGCATCGATGCTCTGGAGTATGCCACTACTCGCAAGAAGTCAGAGGTTGTTTACTCTGGCGTATCTGTAACCATCCCGACAGCGCCGACTAACCTTGTTAGCCTGCTGAAAACGCTCACGCCGTCATCCGGAACGTTGGCACCATTCTTCGACACCGTTAACAACAAGATGGTTGTGTTCAACGAGAACAAAACCTTGTTCTTCAAGCTGTCGATTGTCGGGACGTGGCCCAGCGGAACCGCAAACAGGTCAATGCAGCTAACCTTTTCCGGCTCTGTTCCTGACACACTGGTTAGCAGTCGTAATGCGGCGACAACAACCGACAACATCCTGTTAGCTACGTTCTTCAGCGTGGATAAAGACGGATTTCTTGCCACAAATGGCAGTACGTTAACCATCCAGTCAAATGGTGCGGCGTTTACTGCCACAACCATCAAGATAATCGCGGAGCAGTGATGATTCAGTTCAAACCAACGCGAAACATCGACCTGATCGAAGCAGTCGGAAATCACCCTGACATTATTGCCGGGAGCAACAACGGTGATGGATACGACTACAAACCTGATTGCCGTTACTTTGAGGTGAACGTGCACGGGCAGTTCGGCGGCATTGTTTACTATCAGGAGATTCAGCCGCTGACATTCGATTGCCACGCCATGTACCTGCCAGAGATTCGCGGCTTCAGCAAGGAAATTGGGCTGGCGTTCTGGCGATACATTCTGACTAACACCACCGTTCAGTGCGTCACATCGTTCGCCGCACGCAAATTCCGCCACGGTCAGATGTACTGCGCAATGATTGGCCTTAAGCGTGTCGGAACCATCAAGAAATACTTCAAAGGCGTGGATGACGTGACATTTTACAGCGCTACACGCGAAGAACTAATCGACTTCCTGAATCACAGGAGATAGCCATGTTATATGCATTTAAGCTGGGCAGAAAACTGCGCGGCGAGGAACCTTTTTTCCCTGAAAAAGGCGGGAAAGGTGGCAGTTCTGATAAAAGCGCAAAGTATGCAGCAGAAGCTCAGAAGTATGCCGCAGACCTGCAAAATCAGCAGTGGCAGACGATCATGAAAAACCTTGCTCCGTTCACGCCGCTTGCGGAGCAGTATGTTAACCAGCTTCAGAACCTTTCCAGTTTAGAAGGTCAGGGGCAGGCACTTAATCAGTATTACAACTCTCAGCAGTATAAAGACCTTGCAGGTCAGGCTCGTTACCAGAGTCTTGCTGCTGCGGAGGCTACGGGAGGACTTGGTTCGACAGCCACAAGCAATCAACTGGCTACGATCGCTCCGACACTCGGTCAGTCTTGGTTATCAAATCAGATGAGCAATTACAACAATCTGGCAAACGTTGGGCTTGGTGCGCTGCAAGGTCAGGCAAACGCCGGGCAGACATACGCCAACAACATGAGCAGCATTGCACAGCAAAGCGCAGCTCTTGCCGCTGCTAATGCCAACAAACCATCAAGTCTTCAGACTGCAATTAGCGGTGGCACGTCTGGTGCGATTGCCGGTGCAGGTCTTGCCAGCCTTTTGGGAACATCAACACCTTGGGGCGCTGGAATTGGTGCTGGTATCGGATTGCTTGGCTCGTTGTTTTAAGGGGTAATCATGGCTACTTGGCAAGGATCAAATGGCGGATTGTTGGCTGGTATCGGCGGCGTCAACTCAAACGCTCCGAGCGTAAATGACATCGGCAATACGCTTCAGCTTATCAGGCAGAACAATGATATTGAGCGTTCAGGCGCTAACAATGTTGGGCTGACTGCTTTGCAAGGTCTTTCAGGTGTTGCAGGGGTGTTTCAGCAGGAAAAGCAGGCTCAGCGGCAGAAAGAATTTCAGCAGGCGTATGCTAATGCTTATGCGTCTGGTGATCGCGGTGCTTTGCGTCAGTTGGCTACTCAATATCCAGACCAGATTGAATCCGTTCGTAAAGGCATGGGATTCATTGATGAAGATCAGCGTAATTCTATCGGCACCTTAGCGGCTGGCGCACGCCTTGCGTCATCGTCTCCAGAAGCAATGCAATCATGGCTGCAAAACAACGCCAAGGAACTGGCGCGCGTCGGTGTTGACCCTAACAACGTTGCTCAGATGTATCAGCAGAATCCTTCAGGGTTTGGTGAGTTTGTTGATCACCTTGGGATGGCTGCTCTCGGTCCGATTGACTACTTCAATGTTCAGGACAAGATGGCTGGTCGTGAGATTGACCGAGGCAGGCTGGCAGAGACAATCCGCAGCAATCAGGCTGGCGAGGCACTTCAGGCGAGAGGGCAGGATATTAGCCGAGCAAATGCGTTAACGTCAGCATATGCACCAACAGCCGCAATGCAGAATTACAATCAGTACGCGCAAATGTTAAAGGCGGATCCAGATGGTGCAGCGGCATTTGCGGCAGCGGCGGGAATTAATCCCAATGCTAAGAAATTACTTAAGGTTGAAACCAATCCTGATGGCTCGGTAACTAAGTATTACACCGATGGCAGCGAGGAAGCCGGAAAACTAAACCAACCTATATCTGGTGATGGCATTAAACCAATTAGTTTGCCACAAGCGCAAAGCATCATAGATAAGGCTAATGAGGGTTCCAAGAAGGCGGCAGGATTTGCTTTGCGATTAAAAGATTCAATGGACTCAATGAATCAGCTTAGTAAAAGCATTGACCCTAAGCGAGTTGCATTAATAAATCGCTCTCTTGGTGATGGGACTATTGCAAATTTAAGCCTATCACCAGCGGAGCAGCAATATATGGTAAATGCGAGAGACGCCTTGTATGCAATTTTGCGCCCAGAAACAGGTGCAGCAATTACTCTGCCAGAGATGCAGGAGTATTCCAAAATGTACCTGCCTCAGCCTGGTGATTCCAAGGCTGCTACTGAAACAAAAATGCGAAAAATGCAGGGCCAATATAACTCATTACGTGGTCAGTCTGGTCGCGTTTATGATGCTTTGGTGGTTTCAAGTGCTGCAAATAGTCAACAACAGAGCAATAGCCAACAACCGACAAATACCCAACAGCAGCAGAGTCAATCCGGATCATATACCTCAAAATCAGGCATTCAATTTACGGTGGAATGATGAAAGTAACTGCAAACGGTAAGACATTTACCTTCCCTGATGGTACGAGCACGGAAGATATTGGCACCGCCATTGATGAGTATTTTGCTGGTCAGGCTGTTCAGCAACAAACAGTTAATCAGGCCAATAATGAACCAGCACGTGAAGAACCATCATTGATGCAACAAGCTGGCGATTGGCTCACAGGTGGTCAAAGTGCAGGGCAAATTGCAGAGCAGGCTGGTCGTGGTCTGGTAAACATACCATTTGACGTATTGCAGGGCGGCGCAAGTCTGATTAATGCAATCAGTCAGGGGCTTGGTGGACCCAAGGTTTTGGATGATGTTTATCGTCCAGTAGACAGACCGACAGACCCATACGCACAAGCCGGTGAAACAATTGGTGGGTATTTAGTTCCAGGAGTTGGAACGGCAGGAAGCATGGCTATTGGATCACTGGCAGAGGCCGCAAATCAGAAAGGCGATTTCGCACAAAATGCAGCTAAAAATGCCGGAGTTAACCTTGCCGCTCAGGGGGTTCTTTCCGCAGCAGCAAAGGGAATAGGGCGTGGAATAACGGCTATAAAAGGTGATATTGCGCCAGAAGTGGCGAAGAAAATTGCCACATCAGAATCGATGGGCGTGACACCAATGACATCTGATGTTATCCCGCCGAAAAATGCTTTCACTCGCGGCCTTACTCAGGATGCCGAGGGGGCTTTGCTCGGGACAGGCTCAAAGCGAGCGGAGCAATATGCAACGCGTAGTAAGTTGGTAAGTAATTATTTTGACCGTTTTGGTGAGTACAACCCGGATGATGTGGTGAAATCTCTGACCACCACGTTAAGGGGACGGAAGGATGCCGCTGGCGCTGTTATCAATGACGTCACCAATAAAATGGGGAATGCCGCAGTTGATACCACAAACACTATGAATGCTCTGAATACAGCGATCGCAAGACAGGAACGGCTTGGGACGTCTGCCAATCAAAGCCTGCTTACATCCTTGCGTAACCTACGCGAAGAATTAGCAAACCCTGCAACTGATTTGGATGTTACGTTTGATCTCTTGCGTCAGCACAGAACAGCATTTAGATCTAATGTTCAGGGAGATGCTATGGTCTTCCCCAACCAGGCAAAAGCAGCTACCAATATGGTAGAGAATGCAATGTCAAAAGACCTTCGTAACGCAGTTGCTAAAAACCTCGGTGCATCAGACGCAGCAAAATACCTTAAAGCAAATTCCGATTATGCAAACGTTTATAATAAGGTGCTTAATAAAAACATTGCCAACATGACCTGCTCCCCGTTGATTAGTACACCCCGATGTTAGTAATGTCTTCATAAGCC